GACAGTTTTACAATTAGAGAAACTTCTGTGAAGTAAACCCGTTTTCCCTGTGGGAGAAGGAGCCAAGGAATGGCATCTAAGCCTAAGACATTAGGGCGTCCTACCAAGTATAAAGAAGAATACTGTGAACAATTGATTGAGCACATGTCTTTAGGTCACTCCTTTGAGTCGTTTGCCTCGGTTGTAAACGTAAATAGAGACACACTTTATGAGTGGTGCAGCACTCAACCAAATTTCTCCGACGCTAAAAAATGCGGGAGTTCTAAGTCTCTTAAGGCTTTGGAAGAAATTGGCCTTGATGGAATGAAAGGTTTAATAAAGGGCTTTAATGTTGCAGCGTGGATTTTTATGTGTAAAAACAGACATTCAGATATGTTTAGAGACGCAGTAGAAGTTGGAAACGCTGAGAAAAAACCATTCATTCTAAAATACTCTGTTGATGAATAAATGCAAAGTTCACCAAGCCTAACGAGCTTTGATCCTAACGTTATCCCGTATCAAAAAAGAGTTATCCAAGATGTAAGACGCAAGTACGATTACAATCTCGGTACTCATGAAGTTCTTTTATCTGGTAGCGTTGGCAGTGCTAAAAGCACACTGCTAGCCCACTTGGTAGTTACACATTGTTTGCAAAATGTAGGTGCCAGGTTCTTAATTGGCAGGCTTTCTATGCCAGCTTTAAAGTCTACATTACTTAACAAAATATTGGAGCACTTGAGCGGGGATTTAGTTCAAGGAGAAGACTACGATATAAATATTACAACAGCAACCATTAGGTTCTCGAATGGTTCAGAGATAATTTCAAGATCTTGGGCTGATAGAAAGTACTTTAAGGTAAGATCTCTTGAACTTAGTGGTGCAGCTATAGAAGAGAGTGTTGAGAATGAGACAGATGAGTTCTATACAGAGATAAAAATGCGTGTCGGTAGATTACCGCACATAAAAGAAAATTTAATCATACATGCTACAAACCCAGGAAGCCCATCTAACTGGTTGTATAAATATTTTATAGTGCCAAACAGCGGTGGGAAGAAACACCCAACGCGCCATGTATATTATTCAAGAACAGAGGACAACCCTTATTTACCTAGTATCTACATTGAACAATTAAAGGCTGATCTTGATCCAAAGATGGCAAGACGTATGCTTTACGGTGAATGGATTGAGATACAAGACGAAGTAATTTACTATGCCTATGATACAACTAAACAATATAGTCAATCCCCTTGGGCTCCTAGAAGCGATACAAAGATAATTATATCATTCGATTTTAACATTGGCCTTGGGAAACCTATGTCTGCGGTTGCAATGTGCTACCAAGATGGTGCGTTTCATATCTTTGCGGAAGTTATTATAGAGGGCGCTAGAACCGCAGAGGCAGTAGAAGAGTTCTTTGAAAGGGGAATAATAACTAAGGATAGGTCGTTTCAACTAGATGGCGACGCCAGCGGTAAAAATCGTAGCACCAATTCGATGAAGTCTGACTACGATATAATTCGTCAAATACTTGATCAGCAGGGGATTAAATACGAATATAAAGTTAAATTGTCTAATCCACCTATTAGGTTAAGACATAACCTTGTCAACGCCTATTGCCTCAACGAGTTAAATCAGATTAGACTGTTTGTGCACAATTGCCCAACGGTTGACGAAGGCTTGCGTTTAACATCGCTTAAAAAAGGTGCTAACATAATAGAAGATGATTCCAAACGCGCGCAACATGTGACAACAGCAATAGGCTATGCAATCGTTAGAGTTCATAATGAGCTTAACAAACCTGAGCAAAGGACTGTAATTTTATGATCGATCCAAAATATGTGATTCAGCAAGTAACAAACGCAAAGCCTGACCTTGAGCTACATTGTAAAACATTGGACATCTTAGAGGGAAACCTTGAGCCGTATATCTTAAAATGCCTTGAGCGTCAGTTGTCTCCAAGGGTTTTTGCTTATGCTAAAGAGCGCATGGTGCCTATTAACATCATGCCTAGATATGTTGAAAAGCTTTCAAACATATATCAAACAGGCGTTAGCCGCGAGGTAATGGACGGAGATCAAAGCGATAGCGACCTCCTTGCTTGGTACGAAGAGGAGTTATGTCCTAACAAGGTAATGCACCTAGCCAATAAGCTGTATAACGCATGCGGATCAGCGTTGATTCACCCATACGCGTATGAAGACGGAGTTGATTTAAGAGTAATCGCAAATGATAGATTCGTAGTCGTTTCAGACGATCCTGTTGAGCCAACAGAACCGACAATGGTCATTTTACTAGCTGGAAAGGACCAAGAGAATAGAGAGATATACTGGGTGTATACTGAAGATGAGTTTCTTGTCGTCAAATCAGATGAAAGCATTGACTATCAAGCCATGGCAGAGTTTGGAATCGCTGACGGTATAAACCCATATGGAGAGTTGCCGTTCGTTTACGTCAATAGTTCTTGTTTAAGATTGCACCCTGTACCTGATAAAGACACTCTTCGCATGACTGAGTTTATCCCTGTTGCGTTGACAGATCTAAACCTTGCTGCGATGTTCTCGGCATTCTCAGTAACTTACGTCACAAACGGTAGCGTTGAGAATCTTACCTATGCACCTAATGCTCTATGGTTTCTTAAATCTGATGATCCTGAAAAAGACGTGCAAATAGGCACACTAAAACCCGAAGTAGATTACTCTGAAGTGTTGAACTTGATTCAATCAGAACTTTCAATGTGGATGGGGACTAAAGGCCTTAAGTCTGGATCAGTAGGCAACCTTACAGTGGATAACGCGTCTTCAGGTATAGCTAAAATGATCGATGAAGCCGACACATATGAGGTAAGACAAGAGCAAACGGTTCATTTCTCTCACGCAGAGCATGAGCTTTGGGAATTGATATTTAGATACATGCACCCTATCTGGGTTGCTCAAGGGTTAGTAGAAAACCGTGCGATGTTTTCTCCTGATGCGAGCGTAGACGTAAAGTTTTCAGTATTGCCAGTTGGCACACAAAGAACACAGATTCTTGCGGATCAGACTGCGGAATATCAAGCAGGGTTTACTACCAAAGCTAGAGCTATTGCAGCGTTGAACCCTCAAATGACAAGCGACCAAGTCGAAGCTTTAATTCAAGAGATTGCTTTAGAGAAAGGGGTCACCAATGGCAACCAAATGGCAGCGAGTCAAGATCAAGTTACCAACACCGATAGCGGATCAGGACAAGAGAGCGGAGCTAGCCGACCTGATAATAGAACGGATAGTGGAGCGGACGGATCAGGGCAAGGATAAAGACGGTAATCCGTTTGCCAAGTACTCTAAAGAATATAAAGAATCTTTAGACTTTAAGAATGCTGGCAAAGGTAGCACTCCTAACCTGCAGCTTTCGGGAGATATGCTAGCAGCTCTTAAAGTTTTAGATTCTACTAGAAACTATATCACTGTTGGTTTTGAAAAAGGTTCTGAAGAAAACGGCAAGGCCGATGGGAATATCCGTGGCACATACGGCAAACCCACGCCAGTAGGCCCTAAGAGAGACTTTCTAGGTATTAGCGATACTGATCTTGTAAAGCTGGTGAAGTATGTCAAAAGCAATTAATGATCTAAACAAAATACTTAGTAAGCTATCTAAAACTGTACAAGAGACGGTTAATCGCGTCACCATGCAAAAGGTTGGAGACTTCACCGCAGAGCTTATAGTCAAACGTACCCGTTTAGGATATGGAGTGGACGATAACTTTGGTGAAAAGAAAAAACTTGCAGCGCTTAGCATAAACTACGTTAAGACTAGGAAACGTCTGGGGGTTGACAGTACGTCGTCAGCTAAGAAGTCTAACCTAACTAGGACAGGACAGATGCTAAAGTCTGTAAAAGCTAAATATAAATCCGCTGGATCTATTATAATCACACCGACAGGCAACAGATCTGACGGTGAATCTAATTTAGATATTGCCAAATATAACGCTGAAAGGTCACCATCTCGCGTGTTTAACCGGGTTTCAAAGTTAGAGTTCCAACAAATACTAAGGTTCTACAGAAAAACGTTCGGTGATTTAGTTAAAAAGTCAAGCAAGGGACGCTTGATTAGATAAATTTTTAGACGTACAATGTTATCAGAGTTTAAATCAATTTAGGGGAAACTATGAACGAGCAAGGGACTGCTCCTGTGGAGCAATCCGGTAATGTGTCTGTGACGCCACCGGAAGTGAAAAGCGAACGTGCTGATTTTGTAACACTTGAAACGCATCGAAGGTTGCTTGATGAAAAGAAAAAAGCTCAAGCAAAACTAGAAGAGTTACTAGCCAAAGAGAAAGAACGAGAAGAAGCTGAAGCCAGAAAGCGAGGCGACTACGAAGCTATCTTGAAGGCAAGAGAAGAAGAACTTCAAAACGAAAAGGCTAAACGCCTTGAGATAGAAGGGACTCTTACGCAAGGACGCAAACTTAGTGCTGTCATCGACGCTCTCGGTGGTTCTGTGGATCCTAGATGGTATAAGCTTATTGATATTTCAAACGTGGCGATCAATCCAGAATCTGGTGAAGTTGACGCGTTGACCGTTGCGAAGGTGGCTGAGTCACTAAAACGCGAATGGCCAGAAATGTTGAGACCGGCATCCAAGCTACCAGCTAACGCACCTCAAGGTTTAGAGGGCGGTTCTGGGAAGATCTCAAGAGAAGCGTGGAAAAAACTACCTTCAAAAGAGATGTTAAAATGGAAGCCTGATCAAATTGTAGACTAATCTTTTAACTTTTCCAAGGAAGGGAAATTTATGAGCACAACTAGCTTAGCAGAAGTAACCAACCAAATTCAAAAGTACTGGGCACCTGTATTCTCTAAACAACTTAGAGAATCTCTATTGTTAGGTTCTTTGGTAGATAAAAAATACCAAGGCAACCTACAAAACCAAGGTGATACGGTTCGCGTATCTCAAATCAACGCTCCTACAGGTCAATTGTTGACTGTTGGAACTGACGCTGATTCTTTCAGTTCGGAAGCTGTTTCAACTCAATACGTAGACATTCAAGCTAACAAAAGAGCTGTAGCCTCTTTCAAGTTCCAAGACTTGGTAAGCCTACAATCTCAAGTTGGTTCTGAAAACCCAGAAGTCATGGAAGCTTTAAAGTTTGCAATGGCTAAACAAATCAACGATTATTTGTACAGCATTGTCTCAGCTTCTACCTCTTCTCCTGACCACGATATCGCTTCTGTTGCAGACTTTAACGCTGCGCAATTAGCTTCTTGCAGAATCCTTGCTGCGCAAGCTAAGTGGCGTCAAGAGCCAGGATGGTACGCATTACTTGATCCTCAATATTATGGCGACATCCTAAACGCAGCTACTTTAACTAGCCGCGACTATGTAGGTGACGAGCCTCTTATCGCTGGACAAGTTGCAATGAAACGTTTTGGCTTCAATATTCTCGAAGACAACTCTCGCTCTGCGGACCATGGTTTATTGTTCCACCCGGACTTCATGCACATGGTTACTCAATCCGAAGTTCAAGTTAAGATCTCTGATCTTCACGCTCTTGGACAATTCGGTATCATCATGTCGGTTGACCTTGTCTTCGGTGCTGCTATGGGTAACGACGGGTCTAAAAAATGTATCAAGGTTTATAACTCTGCATGGTAATTTCTGATACTAGTTTACATCTAATGACTGGCGACTCTCCGGAGTCGCTGGTTTTAGAAGTTAACAAGTCTCTAAAGAATGGTGATGTTTTATTTGCAATTGTCCCTTACGGAAACAGACACGTTGCGTATATAATAAAGCCAAAAGAAATTAAACCTGCTGTTCAAGAAAAGAAAAAACAAACTAAAAAAGGAGTTTAATCATGGCTGCAGTAGCTAAAGCGAAAACGATCGCACCTGAATTTAGAAACCAAAAAGTAATCGAAAGAGTTGTTTATGATTTCTCAGTAGATGGCGGAGCATTAGGCGCTCTTGATCTATTCACTGCAGGATCTGACATTGTAATCACAGGCTTTCACGCATACGTAAAAACTGCTTGTACATCCGGCGGATCTGCAACAGTTATCTGCGGTGTTACTGGAACAACTAACGCTTTCATGACGACAACAACTGGCGCAGTAGCTAGCTTAACTGCTAACGCTGTAATTGGTGCGGTTGTTACTGAAGGAACTCCTAACACTTTCGCAGTACCACGTCGTTTAGCGTCTGGTTCGAAAGTCCTTATGACTATCGGTACAGCGGCTCTAACAGCTGGTAAGATCGAATTCGTTATCGAGTACATGGCTGCTTAATATCGGCTAAGAACGTAGGCTCGGGCTAGGGATGGCCCGGGCTTTATTTGCAGTGAGGCACACATGAGCAAGCGATTTGATTTTATCAATTCTAAGAACACACGCTATGCTTGCGAGCAAGGCTCCACGTTTCAAGGTGCCGTATACATCAAAGGGCCATTTCAAACTGTCACAGATTTGACAGGTTACACATTCAGAATGCAAGTTAGAGCAACAGCCGCTAGTTCGACTGTGCTTTTAGAAATAACAAGCTCCCAATACGGGACAATCACTGCAGCAACAGGTAAAATATCTTGGACAGTTCCTGCTACTATTACAGCGGCTATCACTGCAGGATTGTATTACTACGATTTAGAAATTGTTTCAGGCAGTACAGTAAAAAGAATTATCGAAGGAAAATTTGAAGTCTCTGCGGAGGTAACGCGATGAGCATGGAAGATATTATCGTCACTGTAGAAGTCGGGCCACAAGGGCCTAAGGGTGATGCAGGCGAAGGTATACCTGTAGGTGGAACTACAGGTCAAGTTCTACGCAAGGCTTCTGGTACAGACTACGATACTGAGTGGGCATCTGCAGGATCTGGTAGTGGAGACGTTGTCGGGCCTGCGAGCACAACGGACAACGCTGTCGCAAGATTTGATACGACAACAGGTAAGTTGATACAAAGCTCTCTTGTGACAATTGCAGACGATGGGACAATTACTAGCGATTCACTTACTGCGAACCATGTGCTTGTATCTGGAGCATCAAAACAAATAAAAAACACCAATGTAACTGAAACAGAAATTGATTATGTTGCTGGGGTTACATCTGCGATTCAAACACAATTAGACAATAAACAACCTTTAGACTCTGAGTTAACAGCAATCGCTGGACTTACAAGCGCAGCTAATAAACTTCCATACTTCACAGGCTCGGGCACAGCAGCACTTGCTGACTTCACAGCCGCTGGTAGAGCTTTGGTTGACGACGCTGATGCGGCAGCTCAAAGAGCTACTCTTGGCCTTGTCATAGGTACTGACGTTCAAGCCCAGGACGCTGAGTTATCAGCAATAGCTGGATTGACAAGTACAGCTGATGCTTTGCCTTATTTTACAGGCTCAGGAACCGCAGCCGTCACGACGATGACATCAACAGCGAGATCCTTGCTTGATGACACGTCTACCAGTGCAATGCGTACTACTCTAGGGCTTGCAATTGGTACTGATGTGCAAGCTTACGACGCAGAGTTAGCTGCTTTAGCTGGACTAACTTCAGCGGCTGATAAATTACCATATTTCACAGGATCTGGTACAGCTGCTACGACTGATTTGACAAGTACGGCAAGAACATTGCTAGACGATACGTCTACTAGTGCAATGAGAACCACTTTAGGTGTTGGCACAATAGGTACTCTAGCTACAATAGCAACATCGATTGACGTGACGTTTGACGGAAATGGGTCAGCGTTAGTTGTAGGTTCTAAAGTATATTTCAGAGCTACGTACGCAATGAATATAACAGCATGGTCTTTGGTTGCTGATCAAAGCGGATCAGTTGTGATTGATGTCTGGAAAAGTTCTTATGCATCGTACCCACCGGTTGTTGGTGGAACGATTGCAGGTTCTGAGAAGCCTACTCTTTCAAGTACAGACAAAAACGAAGACACAAACCTAACGACTTGGAGTACTTCCATTGCAGCAGGTGATTGTTTAGTGTTTAATATCGACAGTGCAACTACGATTACTAAATGTATGTTGTCTCTTCAGGGAACGAGGGTGGCGTAATGGCTTTAGCTAATAATACCGAATTCACAGTCACAGCAACTGCAACAACTGGAAACGTTAATGGAGCAGGTTTTAATCCTAGTAACTCCAACATGCTCACAGATCTTGCGTGCGACACCAACACAGGAAATACTGCAAGCCCTGTTGTTTCTTCTGCTTCATATAACTTCGTGGCAGGAGACGTTGGTAACTGGGTCTATGTAAAGTCTGGTACAAACTGGACTCCTGGTTGGTACAAAATAGCAAGCGTTGCAAGCAACAAAGCCACTCTCAATGGCACTATCGGACAGGCACAAGTTTACGCGTTTGGACAAAAGACACCGTCAACGGTTGTTGGATGTGCAACTGTTGGGACTCCTACTGGTGGAACATTTACAATAGACTACTCTCAGGCTGATACAGCGACTATTTCGGGAAGAACCGATTTTGCAGCTGTTGGAGCGTCTACATCGTTGACGAGTGCAACAGGCGGTTTCACGCCAGTGATGGTAGGAAATTTTTACCAACAAACTACAACTGGAACTGGTGGTTTTGGTGTTGTCGGATGGTATGAGATTGTTTCCTACACAAACGCAACTACTCTTGTTTTAGACAGAACACCAAACAGCGGGACAGCATCAGTTTCTTGTACAGGATACATCGGTGGAGCCGGTCGCTTAAATGGTAACGAAGACGCTTTCCTAGAAATGGTCCCCACTGGTGGCAGTGTTTGGATTAAGGCAGGAAGTTACACCGTTAGTGCTGGTATTACTATTACTTCCACGAACGGAACAATAGACAATCCTATTCACATTACAGGGTTCACGTCTATCCCCGGAGACTGGGCACCCGGAATGGCAAGACCACTTTTGAATATGGGTGGCGTTTCCTATACGCCAGGCGTATACACGCTGATGACTGCAATTGAGGGAACAGGGACAGGCGCAACTGTTTTTACCGGAAACCAAACTACAGTTCGTTGGACGTACTGTAAGTGTACAAACACATCAACAGTAGCAAATAGGTCAGCTTGGAACACTATTTCTTATTTATTCTTCTGCGAAGGTGTTTGTCAAAACGGTTATGCATTCTCTCACGGAGGCACTGCGGCTGTAAACCGCATCTTTGGTTGTTACTTCCACGATTCCTTAATTGGTATAAACCAAAACTCAACGGCATCTGTAGTAAGTTTTAACACTGTTGCAAACTGCACAACTGCTGCAATAAGAAACGTGGCCACACCTGGCACTTCGTCTTATCTATATCAGAATAACACCTTATACGGAAGATACTCAACACCTACAGGAATAGGATTTGATTTCAACGTTGCAACAACCGGAAGTATATTTCTTCTGAATAATATTATTGCTGGTTTTGCTACAGGCATCAACTGCGGTGCCGCTAATAAATCTATAAATGGAATGGGTAATTGTTTTTACGGAAATACAACAGACGTAACAAACTACACAAAAGATATTACAGACTACTCGCTCGATCCTGGTTTTACAGATGTTTCAGAAATAACTATCAGTAACGGAACAATGACCGGTGGAACGGCTGTACTAACGTCTTCAGGAGCTGATTTTTCTAGCGTTGAGGACAATGTTGATTACTTCTATTTGATTTCACATTCAGGTGGGACTGGAACGTTCATAGGGATGTACCTAATCACTGCTCACACTACTACAACTTTAACTTTCAACAACAACGCGGGAACATCTGGTTCTGCAACGTCTATTGTTGGATACGTGATGACTGGTCATAACCTTAGCGTAGGTACAAACTTAAAAGCACTTGCATCATATACAGTAGGAGCAGCGACTAGTTATCTAGATATTGGGGGCGTACAAAGACAAGAAACAGGCGGATCATCAACCACAGTTGGATGGGCTTCACAATCTTAAGGAGATATCATGGCAAAGTTTGCAATTAAAATTACACTAGACGACGGAACAATAGTTGACGACGTTGCGGCAACGTTTCCAGATGCTGCAATCGCACCAATGCAAGCGGCTGCAACAAAGCTTGGATTGATTGACGCTGACGGAAACCTAGTCGCAGGTGCCCGCGCTGTTACTTACGCAGTGCGTTTATATTTGACAGGACTCGTGAAAGAGTACGCCAAAGAAGCGGCAGCATTAGCAGCGGCAGAAGCGTCAAAAGAACAAGTTGCAATTATGTTAAATAGCGTAGCAATTGAAGACAACGTCAACCCTTGAGGTTATAGATGACAGTTTCACTCATTTCGCAAAGAGTATTCCACGGCACGACCGATATATCAGTTGCTGTATCTGATTTTAGAGTAGGTACATACGCTCTTACATACACATCAGGCCAGTATATTTATATCGGCACACCTACCCCTTTCACTAATTTATGGGTAGAAATGAGTACTAAAGCTAGCTCATCCGCAGGGACACCGACGGTTCAAATGTGGTGGGGCCAAGCATGGACTGCAGCGGTAGACGTTATAGATCAAACCGCTGGGATGACTAAATCAGGTCGCATCTCATGGGCTACTGATCGCCTTAAAGGATGGGACTTCGAGCAAGAGAGCACTACCGTAGGGCTTACAGGCACAGCGGTTTATAATCGTTACTGGACAAGACTTTCGTGGGGTTCAAGCTTCACGGCAGGCATGGCTTTCATCGGTCAAAAGTTTTCTAGCGACGCCATTCTGCAAAGCATGTACCCAGATCTTTTACAGCCTCAAATTATTTCAGGTTTCAAGTCTGGAAAAACTAACTGGGACGAACAACATTTCATGGCTGCAGAAGCGATTATTAGAGATTTACGTAAGAGATCTTTCATCAAAAATCGTGGTCAAATCCTTGATTGGTCTGTGTTTGAAGAGGCTTCGGCTCATAAAGTTGCAGAGCTTGTATACATGGCCTTTGGCCTTGCATATAAAGATCAAGCTGACAATGCGCGTCGTCGCTACGAAGCAGAGATTGCATCACGGCTGTTAGTGATTGACGAAACCATGGACGGACACGTAGACTATCAGGAAACAATAGCAAGCCAAGGGTGGATTAACAGATGAGCAAGATTGCGGACATCTCGGATGCTATTGTTGCGCTTGTACAAGAGAACTTGCCTACATTTGCTAGAATACCAAACCCATATGCTGTAAGTGAAAACACGGCTATCTTTCTTAAAAGAGCTTTTGGGGTAGCTATTGGCCCAGGTGTTAATACTCAGCGCTACGTTGGGTGTCTTACATCGTGGGAAAGAAACTACACAATCAATATCATTACTCAAGTAGTCAATACTGAGAACGACACAGACGGAAGGTTTGAAGTAGAAAAAGATCTATTAGATCACCACAGAGCGTTATTGTTAGCGTTTGAAACTAATCCAAGCCTAGACGGTGTATGTATCAAAGCTATTGTCACGGATGACAGCGGGATACAGTACGTAGATGGGCAACAAGGCAAATTTCTTGCAGTCGAAATAGCTTTGGCTGTAGAATATCAAGAGTCATCAACCACATAAATAAAAAGGAGCCAAGGAATGGCGTCTATTCAAACCAGAAGTTCGGTACTAGCAATCGTAAAAGAAACGACAGAAGGAACTCTTAAGAAGCCGTCCGCTGCTACTGACTTTGTAGCTTTGCAAGATGCTTTTACAATGGCTCCTAACGTCAACAGCCTTGAGAACGCAGAACTAAAAAACTCTCTAGGAAAAGCTAAAAGCATCCTCGGAGCAGAAGCACCTACATCAGAACTTTCCCACTACCTTCGCCACAGTGGAGTTGAAGGGCAAGCACCTAACTACGGTGTTCTCCTGGAAGCAGCTCTTGGCGCTGTCTCTACAGCTTCGACAGAATACGATACAGTCTCAAGCTCAACAACTTCAGTCATCAAGGTAAACACTGGTGAAGGCGCGACTTTCGAACGCGGTGAAGCTCTTCTAATCAAAGACGCTACGAACGGTTATAGAATCCGTTGCATTGATAGCATTTCAAGTGATGATCTAACTATCGGTTTCCAGGTGCCAAATGCACCAGCGTCTGGGGTCAATCTTTCAAAATGCGTACTCTATAAACCAGCAAATGACTCACACCCTACTGTCTCACTATGGCACTACTTAGGAAACGGTGGCGCTCTTCAAGCTATGGCAGGTGCCCGCGTAACATCAACCTCCATCGACATCTCTGCAGGCGAGTTGATTAACGCATCTTACTCCCTTGAAGGGGTAGGATTTTATTTTGATCCAATCGAAGTAGCTACAGGCGCTAACAAAGTCGTATTTGATATTGGCGCTGGTAACGTTTCTGCTACCGTTCCTGTAGGATTCTATAAGACACCACACGAGCTAGCGGCTGCAGTTTTAACAGCTATTCAAGCGGCTGCAGCAGGTACTTATACTTTTGCTTACAGCAACAGCACTGGAAAGTTCACGCTTACCAAATCAACTGGAACTCTTGACGTTGACTGGTTGACTGGAACTGACTCAATTGGTGCAACTTTAGGATTCACAGCTGACGACACAGGCGCTTTATCTTACACTTCTGACTCTGCAATCAGCTATGCGGCTGCTTACACACCAAGTTATGATTCATCAGATCCACTGGCCGCTAAAGACAACGAGGTCATGATCGGCTCAGCTTCTGATTACACTTGCTTTAAAGCGAGCACTGTCAATGTGACTATCGATACGCCTAAGTCTGACATTTCGTCAGTCTGTGCAGTGTCTGGTATCCAAGGGTCTATCATCTCAAGTCGCGAAGTAACTATTTCGGTATCTGCTTTGATCGAGCAATACGATGCAAGCAAATTTGAAGCGTTTAGAGCTAACACCGACACAAAGTTCCAATACTCTTTTGGAACTAAGTCAGGTGGTAACTGGGTAGCTGGTAAGTGTGGTGCTTTATACGTTCCAACAGCGACTATCACGTCTTTCGAGATTGCTGATCAAGACGGTCTAGCTCAATTGAACATGGAATTAAAAGCATTCGTTAACTCAAGTGGACAAGGCGAAGTCTATATTGGTTTTGTTTGATAACAATTTTTGGAGGCATTAATGAAGACATTTGACGTAGTACCAAGCATATGTATTGGAGAAGAGGCTAAATGGGAAGGTAAAGTTACCCTTAGAAAATTCTCCTTTGATGAAAAATTTCAGTTTATCCAAGGCATGGACGTTAACGTAAAAGCCGACGGAAGCGTTGAGACTTATAACGAGAACCAAAGCTTAGATAAAATTAGACGCATGGTTGCTATGTCTGAGAAGTTTTATGTTGCAGTAGACTTAAAAAACAAAGCTACTGGCGAAGAGATAAAGTCTTTTGAAGATATGAGTTATGAAGGAGAACTTCACTCTACAATGATTGAAGTTGCTTCAAAACTTATTGAGGGTCAAAAGGTGGGAAACGCTTAACGGCAGCTATCAGGATGCAAGCCCGCTCAATATTAAAGGGCGGTGCTATGATAAACGAAGCTGCTGGTTTTATAGCAGAATACGCGCAGAGGAAAAGGCTTGCTAAGTTAGGATTTTTCACCCCAACTAGCGAGCTTTCTGCGCTAAAAGCAGAGATTTTTGGTATCATAGATGCAGAGCTGGATAAGATTCAATTAGAGAAGATAAACAGAGGTAGTCATGGCAGATAATCAAGTCACCTTAGAGATAAATGTCGAAGCAAAAGACGCTCAAAAGGCGATTGATCAGTTTGGCGCTTCCGCTGTTAAATCTGTTAAGTCCGCTGAAAGAAGCTTTGACTCGCTCAGTGGATCACTGAAAGGCTTGGGCGGAAGCGTTGCAGCTTTGCTTGGCCCTCTAGCTACTCTTGCCACTGTATACAAATCAATATCAGAGGCTAATGAGGCTGAAAAAGCCACAAGAGCTTTAGCTATTTCACTAGCATCGACGGGAGAATATTCAAAAGAAGCCGTCGCAAACATGCAAGATTTTGCAGAGGAACTAAGCAACCTAACAGGCATTGACGATGATGTTGTAAGCAGTCAGCTTGCTGTCGCAAAATCTTTTGGTATTACAAACGATCAAGCTAAAAACTTAGTGAAAGCAGCTTCAAATCTTAGTGCTGTTACAGGCGTTGATTTAGACACTGCGGTAAAGCAACTTGGAGGTACATACGACGGCACCGTAGGTAAGTTAGGGAATCTTGGCGCTGAATTTAGAGCTTTGACAAAAGAACAAAATGAGAATGGGGCGGTAATTGACCTCATTAACAAGAAGTACGAGGGAGCTGGCGCTGTTCTTGGAGATACTTTTGAAGGTCAATTAAACAGGGTACAAAATGCCTTTAATGATGCTTTCAAAGCAATCGGTACAGAGATCATCAACGATCCAAATATTTTAAATGGATTGAAAGTTGTAACCGACGCTCTTAAAGCATTTGCTCCATTAGCGGCATCAGCAGCTAGAGGTTTAATATCTTTATTTAAGGTATTCGGAACAGGACTAGGAGTTATAACTAGTAGCATTACATCGGTCGCTAGCAGTTTATCTTCATTATTTGGCAAGGATGATTGGGCTAAAAACTTAGATAAATTGACCGCATCTTCGTATGACTTTATCGAAGCATTAAACAAAGAAGAAACAGCCACCGACTCTGTCACTGAGAGTAAAGATAGATTCGACAAACAGATGACAAAAGTTTCAGATTCATACGATAAAAATTCTAAAAACGCTGAAAAAAACGCTAAAATAATAGCTGAATTAGAGAAGGATTATTTGGAATTATCAAAAGCACTTCAAACAGCAGGGTTTAATGAATTACAAGTTGCAGCAAAGACTGCCGGTGACAGATTTAAGATTGTAGATGACGCGTTGAAAAAGGGCATCATCAACGAGATGCAGGCATCTAAAGATAGGCAAGCTATACTTGACGACTATAATGTAGCTTATGAGAAGTCTATAAAAGAACAGTTAGAGATGGAAAAAAAGAAGGCTGATGAAATAGCTGCGTTGCAAAAACAAGTCAAAGAAGATATTCAATCAATATCAGAAGATCCAACAAAATATTATGGGAAAGAGGGAGCTCGCGCAGCTTTAAACGATAAGGGATCAGAAGCTGCTGTCGCGGCTGGGATAGGCGCGGCTAAAACAGTAACCGGCGGGAAACAAGCAGCTATAAAATTAGCTGGTACAATTGCAAACGCTGTTGTACCAGGTTTAGGCCCTTTAATTGAAGTGTTTGCTCAAGGTAAAGACGCAGTCAAAGGTTTTGTAAAAGATTTTTTCAATGCAATACCTGACATCATCCAGGGGATTATTGAGGGCCTTCCGGCCATTATCGAGGCATTGGTTGAGATACTTAGTAATCCAGCTTTTTGGAAAAACTTGGTCATGGCGATTGTTAACGGAGTTAAATATTTTGTAACATCTATCATAGGTTCAATTGTCCAAGTTTTTGCAAATCTAATCCCAGGCTTTAGAGAAGTCATAGACGGATTTGGTGCTAAGCTTAGCATGTTTGCAAACGACATTGGCGAAAGATTTAAAGGGTTTATAAATAGTATCGGTGATTTCTTCAGAGGTTTTGCTCAATCTCTTCAGAACATATTCAAACCTTTCATTCAAGCAATAGACGCACTTAAAAATGCGTTTCAACCACTAGTTGACGTGCTCGTATCCGTTAAAGAAGCGTTTGAAAAAGCTGGTGGGACGTTTGGAAAAGGTGGCGGCAAAGGTGTCATAGCTGAAACTGCTGAGAGAATTGGCGACGCTCTAGGGTTTGCTAAGGGCGGTATCGTTCCACTTTACGCAGCGCGTGGTACCGATACAGTTCCAGCGATGTTAACACCTGGTGAAATGGTAGTTCCTAGAGACATGGTTGGACAGCTTGGTAATTTCTTAGACGGTGGCGGTAAAAGCGATGCTATTCTAATGGCTATCCTAAATGCTGTACAACAACCAGTGACTGTTCAATCAGAAGTTAAGGTGAACCAATCAGCTTTCGCTGATATCATATTGCAGTTGAATAGGCAAAACGCGAGGTTGGCTGTATGAGTTTTACTAATGCAAAATTCTCGTTTAATAACTTCGTTGACTCCACGCTCTCAGCGTCCAGTGCTGAATCGACTTACCCTGCTTCCAATTTATATTCAGGGATACGTTCTAAAGTCTGGAAAGCAGCGGGCCTATTCGAGATTTCGTCATCAAACAATAAAGTTTATATTAATGGCACCACGTACACGTTGACCGCAGGGAGTTATACAGTTACTACGCTTATAACACATTTTAACAACGTCACTGGTCAAACTCTTTCAAGGAACTCTAATGGTCGCTTTGTTATAACTCTCGGTGCTTCAGGTACATTAAACCTATCAAGCACAACAAACGCTGTGTGGTCTACTCTAGGATTTTTAACAACATCAAATTTAACTGGCACTGTTTTCACTGCAAATGAGCGCAGATATAATACGTCGGAATGGATTAAAGTAGACCTTGGACAGCCTCAGATTGCAGATTTTGGCGCTCTAATACCTCCTGCTAACGAAGCGTTTTCTTGCTCTAATGCAACGATAACATTACAAGGAAACAATGTTGATGTTTGGACTTCGCCACAGATAAGCGAAGCTATGACCGTATCAAGCAATGGTGCTTTTGTAGCTCCTAGTGAAACGCTTGAGCCTTGCAGGTACTGGAGAATTGTTATCTCTGACGTTACCAATAGCAATATTAATGCAGCAGTAGCTTGGATTGGAAACTCGGTAGTAAACACAAACACTAATTTGGCCGTAGGATTTACTAGAAATCGTAGTGATCAAAGTATAAGAAGCTTCTCAGAATCCGGGCAGCTCTATACTGACAGGCGTCCAAGGGTTTTAAGTATCAGCGGATCGAGTGTGCAATACTTAAAAGATCAAGAGTTGATCGATATGGAGCAACTTGCATACGATCTTGGTACAGGAAGGCCATTCTTTATAGTAATTGACCCTGCACAAAGTGTTTCTACTTCACTAGATCAGATGACTCATTATGTCGAAGTTGACTCGGACGTACAGTTTGCACACGTTCTAAATAGCTATTACAATTTCTCTTTT